ATGGAGTTGGAACAGTACAAATATGGAATGTATCTCTAAAACATTTACCATACATTATTGCATATCTTGTAATTAAATATGCCATAATAATATCGTCGTGAGCTCCTGTTCTTGCTTCTACTTTTAACGTTCTTGGATTTCTTACCAAGTTCTTTAATTCTGAGTAGAATTCATCTGCAACAAACACTTGTGGTTCATCTCTAACAATAGCTGGAAGCATTTCAAACATTAGCTTACGAGATTCAGATGTTGTAGATGTACCATAAACAATACGTTTTGTTTTTGTCTTTTGAATGGATCCATTGCTTATTTTCTTTTCACCAAGTCTTTCAACTGTTTCTCTTACCATTCTATCCATAATTAATGGATCTTTTGATAATGCGTCAACAATTCCTAAACCATATGAGTTATTTTCTATATTAAGTAATGCGTGTGTAAAATACATAGAAACAGTTTCTCTAATTAATTCTTTAAAGTTATCTACACCAATTCTTTCATTTTGGAATAATCCAACAACTCTAAAGTCTTCTGGGTCTATGAATAACATAATTGAACGGTCTAGTGATAAACCACCAGCAACGTCGCAAGAAATTATGTAATTCTTTCTAAGATTTGGATGTTCAAAGAATTGGATTTCGTAACCATTTATTGTCATTGTGTTTACTGGAGATTTGCACCAATATTTTATAGCATCTAATTCCTCTTCTGTAAAGATATTTCCTTCTGATGATTCTGGCCATACGCATAATAACTCACGTTTTATGATACCAGCATCACCAATTAATCTACATTGTTTATCAAACCAATCTTGTGTTTTATCACATTCTTGCCAAGAGAATTCAATATAAACAAAGTCATTACCAGAGTTTTTTCTTACAAATGCTTCTAGATCTGCTTCTGGAATATCATAGAATGAATTTGTAAATCTATATGCTTTTGCTTTTATTTTATTATGGCAATATGCTGCGTGTGGTAATGCTAATGAGTTTGGTGTTGTTGTTATTCTAATGCCATAAGGAGCACCATTTCGTTTTGCAACTTCTGATGATGTTGCCCACGCTGGTATTAATGCATTCATAACGATTTCATTTCTTTCAAGGAAGGCTAACTCGTCTAAGTATACCATTGCTGTAGAACTACCACGTCCAAGCTTATCTGCTGCTGAATCATTTGCTGCAGAAGATAATGCAACTATTGTATTATGACGTAATTCTGATGATTTTGTTTCCAAATTGTCTTTATCATTACTAGTAGAAACTAATGCAACTAGCCATTGTGGTAATAACTCTTTATACTGCTTTAAACGTCTTAAGTTATCAACAGAACCAGATTGTGCTTTATGTAAATATGTCTCTTTGATATATTGACCAGCAAATAAAAATACCCATAAACTAAACATAACTTCAACAACTGTTTTACCAACCTGACGTGGTAATACTAACATATGTGAAATATTATGATAGCAACAATATGCAGCTGCCATATTTCCAATATTTAATTGGAATGAAATACCAGTATCAGAACCCTCTTGCGGTACTCTTGCAACTTCACGTAAGAAATACCAGAAATTTCTAGTTATTTCATCAACAATTAATGCTTGAGTATAAGGATCTGTGACTGTAAAAGGGTCAATACCTTGTAGTTCTTCATTGTATAATTCTAACATAAATTTATTATTTCTAACATTATATAATGTTTTTAATTTTTTTGCCATTCTAACAAATGATAGGTTTTTAGTTGATATATCGTAAATCATAATATCACCTCTTTATAATGTATTGTTAACATAAAAACATATTTAAAAAATCGTAATATTAAATAAATATTCACTTACCGATTGAACAATAAATTATAATATATTAATTATAAATTAATGGAGGTAATTGATATGGCAAGTATTTTTACATACCCTCATACAAACATTAGTGTTAACGCACTTCAAAGAAGAAAACCAGTTGCTGTTGAAAGTGACGCAACTACATTATTAGCTCCTTTTACGTGTGATAGAGGACCAGAAAATGAATTAGTAGCTATAGATAGTTTTTCTGATTTTCAAGCTGTATTCGGTGAATTAGATTATTCAATCCCAAATCAAAGACAAGTTTTAAATATTGGACGTTGGCTTGCTGGTGGTGGACGTGTTCTTGCGTGCCGTCTAACAGATGTTAACTCTAAAGATTTAGAAGGAAACAAAAATGGCGATGCTGTTATTGCTTCTGATGCTAAATATATCTTATGTTCTGGAAATGATACAACATCTGTATTTACTAAAAATGCATTTGAGATTAGACTTATCAAAAATGGTGTACAAACAGATTCATCATTAATAAATAATGAATATTATGCTTATACTAATAGTGAAATCAATAGTTTAAGAGGATATTTATTAACTGCAACTGCTAAATATTCTGGTACTTATTATAATAACTTATCAGTTATATTTGAAGCTAAAAATAATAATCCTGGATATTTCGATATCTCAGTAGTTCAAGAAAAGAATGGTAGTAAATTAACAGTTGAAAAGTTTAGAAATAAAACATTCAGCGATTTCAATTCAATTGAATCATCATCTTCATATATTGGAGAATTAATGATTCAACAAATTGAATTTGATCCATCTATTCTTGCATCATTTAATGATAAAAACTCTGTTACACACTATGCTGGTGAATCAGCTACTGGTGTTCCAACTCTAATTTCAAACAATGATATTCTAAAAGAAGCACTTGAAAATACTGCAAGAGAAGCATTTAGTACTGAACTCGCTGCATTTACAAATGTTATGAGTAATACAGATATGGTAAATGGTGTATCTTACGTTGATGGAAATCTTACATTAACTACATTTAAAGAAATACAATTAATCAATGAATCTATAATTACTTCATTAAATTCAGAATATAAATATTATATCGTAGAACATAATACAGAAGCAGATACATATAGTCCTGCTCAAGGATTCTTTGGTGTTACTGGTGCTGAAATTAGAAATTCAAGTAATGTATCATCTTTAGTTGGAGATAATAGTAATTATTATTTAATTCAAACAGTTTCTGAGCAAATTCCAGTTAATATCAGATATGTATTTACATCAACTGATTATTCAGTAAATGAAGATGAATTAGATACTCCATTCACAGAAGAGGAATTAGCAGGAACTGCAAAAACTAAATATTTTAGAGAAGATATAGTAATTTCATTTGCTGGTGGCGCCGATGTTAGTGATAATTTCATTTATGGTACTGAAGCTAATTCTTATAGTGACTCTAAGTTATATGCGTCATTATATGAAATCTTAAGCAAGCCATTAGAAACACCATTCGATGTTATGATTGACCCAGGTTATCCAATTGCGATAAAGCAACAACTTATTGATTTATTTGCAAAGGGAATCAACAGAACATTCTCTAATAATGGTATAACATATAAGGATATTTTCAAACGTGATGATGCATTCTTATTCTTAACACAAATCGAATTATTCGGTAATGGTAGACGTAATAGAACACAACATCAATTAAATATCTTATCAGATGATAAATTAAATGATATGGTTAAAGATTATACAAATGTTGCTATTCAAAAGCAATATAAGAAAGTAACTGATTTATACTCTGCCGATTCTGGTAAAGAAGTATTTGTACCAATTACTTATGACTTTGCATATCTAATTCCATACAATGATGCAACATATGGTCCACAATGGCCAACTGCCGGATTAACTCGTGGTATCGTTGGTGGAAAAGATACTTGGATTAATGAAATTCCAACAACTTCTGAAAAACAAGCTAACTATGACAATATGTTTAACTATGTTGAAAAGGATTCTCGTGGAGTTTACATTATGACAAACTTAACAGCAACTACAGAAGATACTGAACTTAAGTTTATTAGTAAATCTCGTGCTTTATTAAAGATGAAACGTCAATTAACAAAGATTGCGAGAATGTACTTACACGAATTCAACGATAGAATTACAAAGAATAATTTACAAAATAAATTAGATAATTGTATGTCTGACTGGATTCAAAATAGAACATTATCTTATGCTAGTGTTGGTATCCAAGACTACACTGATAATGATACATTAACA